TATTCTATTATGCAGCAAATGATCCAGCATATTCAGATCTGTTAGTCGGTTGCAAAGATGGATATATTCGTAAATTCAACAATTCACTGAAAAGTGACAATCTTGCTGCTGATGCTGTTGGTGTGGGTACATCAATTATAAGTAGTTATGTAGTTCTCGGGCCTATGCCGTTAAACAAAGATCCAGATAACTTTGGAAAGATAAGTATGATAAATGTTACAACTGCCGGTGGAGGAAGTGGAGGAACACAGGCTGATTCAAACGATATTCAATGTAGAATATTCACTGGTTATACGCCAGAAGAAATTATAGAAAATGTAGTAGCAAATTCGGGATTTGATTTTACTGTGACGATCCTGGGACCAGCTAAGAGATTTGGCAAAGGACAAACATTACGACAAAGGGCACGTGGAATGTATGCCGCTATCAGACTTGCCAATTCAACAGTAGATGAATCCTGGGCATTTGAACAAGTTACAGGCGTTATTCAACCTTCGGGAAAAATGAGGTAAAGAAAATGGCAAACGGAATCCCAACTTTAGGAAACATTTATTCAGAAATGATGGGCCGGTATGCTGAAGGCGGTTCTGCTTTGAAGTCGGCATTGGGCGATATAGAAGCAGGAAAAAGAAGGGCTGTTTCAGAGGGCACACAAAATCTCATAAGCGGTGGATTGTTTGGCACGACCATAACTCCAACTGTATCTGTAGCTGCTGAAGAAACAGCCGGGAGACAACGGCTTGCTGCACGTGGATCGCAGGAACAGATGCTTTCTAATTTACAATTAGCTTTAGCTCAACTGGCTGAAAGTGCCCGTGAAACTCAGACTCAAAGAGAATTTCAATCTGCTGAAGGAGAAAAGGAACGAGCCGCAGCATACGAGCGAGCACTCATAGGTCCACGTACTCAGGTTGGCTTAACAAGAGAGGCACAACAGTATCAGGCTCAACAGGAAATGGCAGCAAGAAATGCTGCAAATTATGCCAGTGGTAGTAATTATATGGCTAATCTATTTCCTGATGTATATGGCAGACAAGGAAGTGTGTTTAGTGGCAGTAGAGGAACGACTGGTGGTGGTAGTGGAACTTATGGCGGTGGTGGTATGGTATCGGCTTCCAACTTCCCAAATTTATTTGGTGGACAGGAATCATCTTGGATTGGTCCAACGCCACAGGAACAAATTTCGGCTGCTGAAGCCAGGGGTGCTGTTTATGACGCATCAGGAAATCTTGTACGTAGTGGGGATGGTGGCATTGAACAACAGACTAAAACACAAGTAACAGCAAATTTACCTGAATCAGCACAAGAATCGGGTGGATTTGAAGCACAAGGAATAACTACTAAACAAGAGACAGATAAGTTTGGTAAACCAATATTGGTTTATTATAAAAATGGTGTACGTGTAGGATCAAGGAGTATGTAATGGGACTTGTACCAGTAATAAAACCTAATGATTGGAAAAGTGTTCAAGACGCTATTAGGAAACTTGCAACCATACGTCTTGGACCAACTGCAAGTCCAACTTTTGTAGGCGTATCTCTAACTGGATTAAGCGGTAATAGAATAGTCGCCACTGATGTTAATACTGCATTTGAATCTATAGATCTTGTAGATTGGATAGCAGGAACAGCGAATCAAATAGTTGTTACCGATGATACTGATGGTACAGTTACATTATCCATAGATGATCCATTAACTGTACCTGGTAAGGTGACAGCAGGTTCTTTTGGATCTCCGACAGATGTAACAGCAACCCGTAAATATGGGTTTGAGCTTCATTATTCTGGTAATAACTATGATGTTACTGCATTACGTTCAAGGGCACAACTTGTAACGACAAACACAACTGCTTCTGCTATAGGAGCAGAAATACAAGCTGCCAATAATGCTGGTATCAATGCTGGTGTTTTAACTGGACTTCTGGCCGAAGCTATTGGTAAGGGTTCGTCAACTATAGGCACTATGCGTGGTGCATTGATAGGAGCAGAATGGGGAGTAAGTGACGTTATAACGGATCTCCGTGCCTTGCACGTGCGAGTGCATACACGAGATGCTGGCGACGTTACTGCGGGCTATGGAATATATCTTGAAAATGAAGCTGTAGGTGGAAATGGTGAAACCCTCGATGCTGGCATATATTTTAAGGATACTAATATATCGGGTGGCAATTATGCTTTTACATACGGCATAGACTTTACTGGTGGAACTTACGCAACTGCTGATATTAAAATGTCAGCAAGCGGTGTGCTGGATGTAAATGACGGCGATATAGTAAATTTATCCGATCCTGTAAGTGCCCAAGATGCAGCTACAAAGGCTTATGTGGATAGCGGTGGTGGGGGAGCAATAGCCCATAGTTCATTGTCAGGTCTTACCGTTGGTGACGACCACACACAGTATGTCTTGAATAATGGCGAGGCTACTGATATTACTAATGGCACATTTGGCCTTACAACTACAGGTTTGGGTACGTTTGGTTCACTTACGGTTGATAATATCACTCTTGATAATGCCAACATTGATTTTGGAGCCATTGCAGCTACTCTGACTTCAATTAATGACATTGGAATTATAGCACAGACTGACCTTGCGTTGACTGGTACAGCTCAAGTGGTGATGAATGGCAATTATATCAGCATATATTCTGATAGTACCGGTATAGACATAACCTCTGCTACAGAAATAAATGTAATAGCGGAAGATGGTTCAATAGTCTTTGACGCAACAGGAGATGGCGAGGTAATATCTTTTACGGCAGAGGGATTAACTTTTATAGCGGAAGCAAGCGGAATTTCCTTCACAAGTCTTTCGTCCATGCTTTTCAGGCCGAGCGGGGATAATACCAATTATTTTGTCTTTCAGACTGCCGGAGGCGTGCCGAATCTACATACTTCAGGCAGTTGCAATCTCAAGATAACCTCTGCCGGTGGCACGATAGATTTTGACAATGATAACTTGATTGGTACAGGTTATTGCCAATTTGACTTGGGGTATAACACTGCGAGAGATGTCACATTAACTGGCGGTATGGATAGCCAATTTTATTTGAAAAAGGTTACAACGTCTTGGCTTACAATTACTGGTGATATTACGGGTAATATGACTATCTCTGCGGATGTGGCTGGAAAAAGTTTAACACTAAGCTCTGGTGCAGGTACGAATACCGTTACGGTAGCACAGGCCAAAGCTGCTTATACCCATTCACAAATAGCCGGTGGCGATTCGGTTCACGTTTCTACTACCGAGAATACTAATTGGGACGCAGCCTATGCCCATATCTCAAATAATGGCACAGACCATTCTTACATTGACCAAGACGTTACTACTACCGGCACGCCGCAGTTTGCATCGGCAACCCTTACGGGCGCAACTCCGCTGGACCTCACCAACGGCACACCCATTATAGACTACGGCGATGCGGGAGCAATAGACTACTTGAATTTTAAGGGCAATGGCACTATTGCAAATCAGGTCCAGTTTTCCGCAGCGGGCTACGCTAATGTTTTTGGTCTTACATTAACATCCGCGGGGTCGGCGTTTGCAACCGCCGGAAACCTGTCTTTTTCTTCTTTTGATCAAGCCATAAGTTTTTCGGCAGCTACGGCGGGGAAAGATATAACCCTGGCTTCGCCGAGCGTGAAGGTTGACGGCAAGTTTGGATTCATAAGCAGAACCAGTCTGGCCATAAGCACTGGTTCAATTACGCCAACAAAAAGTTATCACACTGTTTCGGGTGGCAGCGGGGCCGGTTCTTACGACCTCGATACGATGGTCGGAACCTACGATGGGCAGATAGTTGTTATTCGCCCCAACTATGACGACAGAACCATTGTAGTCAAAAATGGAACGGGCAATATCGTCTGCGGAAAGACCGGGGGAGACGTAACCCTTGACGATTATACGGATACGTTTATGGCGATATACGACACCACGTTATCGAAATGGCTGGAACTATAGGAGAAACTTGAAAATATGCCCTGAAAAATACGATGAAGCAATAGGAAACGGCATCGGACTCACGCTCACTATTGTTCTCTGGTTATGGACCATTTTCTGTATATTACCATCCGAATTGCTTAGGAGATAATACCATCGCTGACATACCTTTATATTATCGCAGGGAACTACCACCGGACAGGGCGGGAATGGCGAAGCCGCCTCATGGCCTTACCGACCGGTCGGGCGAGATAGGTTTTGGCCCAACGCCGGGGAGGAGTAGCAGATGAGCGACGAGAAAATAATGCCAGAGTGGTGGCCGACGAACCCGTACTCTGAAACTATTTTCCCGATGCCGCGCGAGAAGTACGGCGAGATTGTACCGGATCCAAAAACGCGGACAGCGTTGAGCGGGATGCTGGGCAGGGAATTTTGGGATATAGCCTCACGGGCGATTTGGGAAGCATATCTTGACCAACAAGACAACCTTGCGGAGCAGCTTGCGGCGGCGGAGGCAGGGAATTACAAGCCAAAAATGCTGTTGAAATTCCATCGAACAACTTAATAGAGGTAACTTAATATGCCAAACAATATTACTCCAGAAAGTGTATTTGACGAGCAGATTCGTTCCGGGCAAGAGGCCATACAACAGGAATTTGAAACTAACCTGAATCTGCTTAACAATCAGCGTAAACTCAATCTCATAGAACCTGATAAATATCAGTTTGAGGCTCAGAAAATATATACATCGGCAAAACAAAAGGCCGGTCAATATACGATGAAAATGAATGAGACTAAGCAGAAGCTTCAGAATATGCGAAGTCTGGTAGATCAGGGATCTATAGATCCAGCCCAGGCAGATGCCGCTGCCTGGAAGATGATGGGTATAACTATTAGTCAACCCCAGGAACGAACCCCATCTGGTATGCCGTTTTCTCCACAACAGCAAATAGGTTATGAACCTTCCATAGATCAATATACAGAGGCAGTCAAACCCCATTTCTGGACCAATGTTCCGCAGGGTAAACTGATTGGGCAATACCTTAAATGGAGAGAGATGCAGGGATATTCAGATCGCACTCCCCGACAACAATATCAACTTGATAAAATATGGGATGCTAAGATGAAGTCTGATGATGATCTGAAGTGGAACCCCGAAGATGCTGCCATCATTCAACTACGGGCCAAATCAACTGATATATTTCAGCGTGTTCACACAGCCAGGTTATCAACCCCGCTATCCTCGCATTTAACTGCTGCGAAACCAAAGCCTTCTGGACCAGATAAATCTGCGGCTGAAGTTGCACCGATGCGGTTTCATGCGTTTACGGGGCATCAGTTGGCTACACCCGCAAGATCAGAACCAGTTATTTATGCACGTAATTCCAAAACTGGTCAAAGAATTATGTCTAATAATGGTGGGAAAACATGGCAACCAGCGAAATGAATTTACCCCCTGGGTTTGAATTAGAAACAGAGACAGAGACACCGGCTGAAGTACCCGAAGGATTTGAAGTAGAGCCGATGAATCTTCCTGAAGGATTTGTTCTCGAAGAAACACCGGCTATGCCGGAGCAAGAGGGAGATGTGCTAAGTCAAATTGGTGGTGCTTTCATGCGTGGGTGGATGAGTCTCGGAACTGCTGTGGTTGATATGCCTAAGCATATTGTGACCCAGGTTAAACTCCCGGTTATGGCAACTATGGCTGATGAAGTTCTTGGGGCCAAAGACCCAAAACAGAAAATGACTAAACTTCAGGATATGCGTAAAGTAGAGGATTTCTTTGGAACCGTTACTACTGAACTTGGTCGTGCTGGTGAATGGCATAGAGAAGGAGTTAAGGCCATAGTTGATAAACACCCTGAATGGGAAACTGAACCTCCTAAAAACTTTGTTGATCTGGTAACAAGCCCGGATAAGATTGCTGTTGCCCTGGCTGAATCAACTCCTATTTTGCTTGGAGCGGGTATATTTACTGCTGCTGGAGTGCCTAATATGGCTATAGGGCTTATGTATGCCGCTGAGGGTCAACAGGCTTACGATCAGGCCATACAGGACAATGCCTCTAAAGATGATGCTGAAGCTGCTTATCATATTTATGGATCTGTGTCGTGTGCTCTGGAACAGATGCAACTTCAAGGAATAATGAAAATAGGCAAGGGAATGTTTAATGCCGTAACAAAGAGAACGGCACAAAAAGTTGCTGCTAAGGGAATGAAAAGTCTGACTATGGACGTTATCAGAGTAGCCGGTCAGGAAGCCTTGGAAGAAATATCACAGGCTGCCTGGCAGGACATGACAGCGAAAATAGTTTATGATAAATCTATTCCAGGAGGTATAACAGGGACCATAGATCGGTATGCTCAGGCAGGTTTGATCGGTGGACTCATGGGTATTATACCCGGTGCTGGTGGTGCAGCCGTTGGTAAATTCGCTGTAGCTACATCTGATGTCCGGGGGCACGTGCTGTCTGGTGTGGCCGAGGAAGATATAGCCCAAGATCCAGATTTAGCAGATGAGGAAAAAGAAAAACGTCAGCTTATTGTGGGCAATATCCGTACCAGGCTTGTACAGAATGTTGTTCAACAATTTCCTAAAGAAGTGACTAATCAGGCCACGCTTCAGGAAGTTGGCGATGCTATAGCAGGGCATCTTGGGGTAGAGAAGAAAATAAATTGGATGTGGTCTACCCGTCCAGTTTTTAAGAGAATGGGATGGCATAGGAGCCGGGGGCCAAAGCAAAGTGAAATTACTATCAATGCTGAACACCCTCGTCATATCAATGATCAAAAGGCCATCAAAGAAACCATCATACATGAAATAGGCCATATTATGCGACCCCCGGAGGTAACAACTAAGGGTAGGCGTAAGATTCATCACAAAGCTTTCAACCAGTGGTATGAAAATAATAAAGGTGCTTTGGAACAACTTGTAGAACAACAAGAGCCTGTGGCAGAGCCAGTGGGAATGGACGTAACACCACCATCTATAGATTATAGTGTGGCAACCACAAAGTCAGCTTTGCCGGATCGCAGGGGTGGCAAAAATCTATGGATGCGAAAGCAACATGATGCTGCCAGCAACAAAGGCAGACATTTACTAATTCAGTTTTCTTCACCATTGTTGACCACTGAAGAAGATCCAGAGGCTAAGGCATATTTTGACAAACTCTATAGTACACGTAAAGGTTATGATAGGCTTGAAGATTTTTGGGAAGTACCCGGTTGGATGGGAGCAGTAGCAAACACTGTTCCTAATTCCGATGCCTATGTTGTCAGGGATGTAGATGAGGCTATACAGTTTCTTGCCAAATCTGGGTACAAGAAAATATTCTTTAGTTCACTTGATATAAATAAAGACTTTATCCGTCAGATAGCGGAGAATTTTGACGGTGAAGTAATAGTGGGAGGATATGCACCGGCAGGATATTTTAAGGGCATAGATAACGTAAAAACATACAATAGCATAGAGGAAATGGCTAAGGTTGAAGGCTATGGGTTCAAGCCTGGTATTGATATGAGTTTCTTTGCCGGGTCAAGTGTGCAGGCCCGTTTGTGCATGTCTAAGGGTTGTTTGCATAAGTGTGCTTTTTGTACTGTGCCCAAGGGAGTAACTGAAGTAACGGATGAAATGATAGACAGCCAAATTGAAGCTATGGCCGATCTTGATGCCGAATATGTATACCTGGATGATAAGACCTTTGGACAGAGTAAAAACTACAAGAAACTTGTGGGCATAAGAAAAAAACTTCAAAAGAAAAATCCAAGATTCAAGGGCTTTATAGTGCAGACTACTGCTGCTCAGATGGAGAAATTCTCTGATGAGTTTTTGCAGAAATCTGGAATTAAATATATAGAACTTGGCATTGAATCGTATAATGACCCGATTCTTAAAAAACTCCATAAACCAGCGAGAGAAGCACTCATAGATAAGGCCACAGAAAAACTTCGTAAAAACAGTATTGCCCTTATTCCAAATATTATGATCGGTCTGCCTGGTGAAGATGCTACTACGTATAGGCGTACCCTGGATTTTATTCGTCGTAATTTTGATATAATATCTCATCTCAATATCAACAATTTAGCTTTGTACGAGGGTACAGAACTGGCTGATGTTTTGGAGGCCAAGTCCACTCTTGATGTTGATGAAAATACAGTAGTAAAGTCATTCCACGATAATCCGCAGGACCATATCAATTTTTCTAAAGAGGTATTTGCCCTGGGTAATGAACTACTGGATAAACCTTCAATAATTGAACTTGCTGAACCTCCGGCTGAAGCCAGAGTGGAGAAACCCACTAAAGATATACGCCGACAGTTTCTTATCAAAGGCCACCAGATCCCACGTCAACTCGGAATGGACGAAATAGAACGACGCAAGTATATGGGGGCTATCACAGGCAAGACTTCCATGAAAGATATGACGCTGAAGGAGATGCGTCAGTACGTGGGCCAACTGGAAGCGGCTGCTGTTGAGGTTGGCATTACTCCTGAGACTCCTGAGATGCCTGAAGATCCCACCGGAGAAATGATTCAGTCCATAGATCAGGCACGTCGTAAACCGATCCCGGAAGATATTGAAGAATTAAATAAACCTAAATTGCAACAGTGGTGGGACCAAACAAAGAATATGCTTACTACTGCGTATGATCAGTTCCGTAGGATGGAGCGTACTCTCGAATTTCTTGATGGGCATAAGGAAGGTCCAAACTATAACAATATATGGAAACCCATTAAAGCCGCTGAAGAAGCTACCGTTGAAACGACCAATAGCGACATAGCCAATTTCATGTCGATCCTGGAGGAAAAAAATATACCTGTTGACCAATGGGTAGGCAAAGCCCAGGATATAGAAGGAGAAACAATCTCCGGCAAGAAACGTACCTTCAGGCTTACCCCGGCACAGCGTATCGGTGTTCACACCCTAAAGCAGAATAAGAATGGTCTACGCTATCTGCGACGCGGCATGGGGTTTTCTGATGTTGATCTCCAGCGTATAGAAGAATCTATGAGTAATCAGGAGAAGGAAGTTGCTGAGTGGTTGCTCGATCAATATGATAAACAGTTTCCGATCCTGGAAAAGACAGCCAATATTGTAGGTTTAACCGTAGGGAAAGAGATTAGATATGCCCCAATTATACGGAGAGATCTGGATCTTGAATTTCAACCCGATTTCTTGTCCGAACTTGCCAGTACATTTACTTCCGAAAAGACCGGCCCCGAAGCTGGTATGATCCAGGAACGTAAACCTGGGGCCTATGGAAAACTGGAATTGGATGCTTTTGTATCCTATATGTATAATCTAAGCCGGGTTAATAGGTTTATCAACATGGCTCCGGTTGCAGCTAATCTCCAGATAATAATGCGAAACAAGGAATATAAAGCTACTGTTAATTCAAGGACCGCAGGCCAGGGGACAAGGTTACTCAATACTTTTATAAAGGATTCTGTGCGTGGTACAACTGGTGAATCATATACTTGGTTTGAGCGTTTTGTTTCTATTTTTAGACGAAACGGCATAGCATACGCTATCGGCTGGAGCATACCGTCAAGTCTCAGGCAGACGCTATCAATGTCTAATGCTGTAGCCGTAGACCCACTTATGACTAAATACACGCCTATAAATATAGCGAGGGCTGCTTATCCAAAGGGCTATCAGGCTATGGAAAAATTTGTCCATGACCGATCTGCTGTAGCCAGGACCAGAAGTTTTGATCGAGATCTGAGAAGAATTTGGAATAAACGGACCATAACAAAACGGCTCAAAGGCAAGTCATTATCCCCCCCATCCCTGGCCTGGATACGTTGGATGGATCGTCATACTGTCGTAGTGGCCTGGAAATCTCTATATGACACGGCCTTAGAAAAGGATATGAAAGAACAGGATGCTATAGCATACGCCGATAAGTGGATCGGGCGAACTCAGCCTATGGCAAATCCGAAGGATCTCCCGGCGTTCTACAGGGGTGGAGTAATGGAACGGCTTGTCACCACATTCCAAAACCAGGTTAATCAAAACTTCAACTTCTATCTGCATGATATAGGTGGGGCATATAGATACGGCAAGATCAGCCCCGCTATAGTTGCCTATAGAACTATGTTTTCCTGGATCTTACCGGCCATATTATATGGCATGATTGGCCGGGCGAGATTGCCTAAAAAACCGAGCGAACTTATTATTGATCTTGCAACATATCCACTTGCCGGTGTTGTACTGTTTGGCCGATGGATTCAGGCAGCTATTAAGGGATGGGGGGATAGTGGAACTGTTGCAACCATAGCTCCAACAGAAGCACAGAAAACCGTAGCTGCTGCCAGACGGGGCAATCTTTTTGATGTGATAATTCACGCCAGTAAAGCCATTGGTGCCGCTACTGGAATGCCGACTGCTCAGATGGTTCGCACAGCAGAAGGGGCAGTAGCCCTTGCAAAAGAAGAAACAAAAGATCCCCGTAGGTTGATCTATAGTAAATGGGCACTTGAAGAAGGCAAACCAAAAAAGAAAAGAGGATTGTATTATGACTAAAAGAGAGAATGAACAACTTGCTCAGTTACAAACTGATATGTGTTGGGTCAAGAAGATCCTCGGCAATCACCTGCAACATCACCAGAAGTTAAATATAGCCCTTTTAGTCGTGGCTCTCTCCGCTGTTGGGGGTCTTGTCGTCAACATCCTCGTTGTTTATACCAGATCCCGCTAAAAGTATCCTGGCTACTTTAGATGATACAGGCGTACCCATTTCCCAATGTAATGTAGAGTTCCAGGATTTCTCAGTCTTACTTAATTTTTGACGCATTATAATAGTTTCTATGGCATCTTTTATAAATTCAATAGGTATAAGAGTAAATGCACCTTTATATTCCAATAATATTGGTGCAGGATTAGAACATATTTCATCAGTTGCCCGCACACAGAATTTTGGTTGGATGCTTTTGCTTATGCCTTGTGAAATAGCTTTTCGATAATAGAATTGTCCGATCATTCATTTACCTCTTTTAGAAATTCTGTAACCCATTCTTCAGTAGTAAAGGGGTGACATCCACGCAATTCAACTTTAAGTTTTATTATACGTTGGCTATAACTTGCCTTACCTGTATCGGCCCATCTTCTAAGAGAATAATAGCTAACCCTTTTCCCGGTTAGTTTTAGGATTAACCGAGGGGCATCTTTGAGTTTTATGAAGTCTTTGTAAGGTTTCATAGCGAATAGGATTGTCTCCAGAATAAAGATTGTTTGGTTTATTGCCAACCCAATTTTCCCAGGGTATATCCTTAAGAACATCGGTAACAAGACTGTTCCTCGTCCATCCAGAATACCACACACCAACATCCCAGGTTTTTCCAAATCGAGAAGTTACACGGACGATCCAGCCTGGGGAAAATTTTCCTGGTATAGCCGGAACAAACCCACCAAGATGTTCTATCGGCTGACCTTCCCGGATAGCCCGGCGTATACACGGCCTTGGCCCATGTTCCTCGATCCAGTTTATTAACTGTTTGCGTGTACGGATCATTTCTTCACCCAATAATTATATACTACGATACTCAATATAAGTACACACTCAATACCAAGTACCCACCATATTTTACCAGAGTGGAAAAAATTACACCACCAACATCCATCACAATAATGTAACATTAGTTTTCCTTTCTATTCATTCCACAAAAAATGGCCTATTACTATTCCCCACATGACGTGGGTAAACAATATCCAGCTGCCAAAATACCATACAGCAGACATAGTTAAAATCATTATAACTTTATCAACTGCTTTTGGGAATAGCCCTTGAATACGCTGTGATATTGTTGGTTGCTTTTTATAAACTAAGTATAGGTCGTAGATTCCCATTAGAATCAATGCTATAAATAGAATTATGTTAATCACTTGACACCGCCTTTCTGTTCTAAACACCATACGGGTCTATGGCGTCAGGCCCGATTGGATGGAAAGACCTGCCGACACATTCTTGCTTCTGCAATGCCTGTATCTCCGCAAGTTGTTTTTTTAACGACCTAACCTGCCGCCTTAACTTCTTAATCGCTTCTTTCTCGTTCATAAATTACCACCTTCCTTAATCTTCTTAACTATAGCCTGGGTTTCGGGAGATTGGACTTTGGATAAAAGTCTATTGGCCTTCTGTCGTTCTACAACTAATACTCCTTCATCTTTAACATTCTGCACCCCAGTTATAATCTGGAGTAATGCCTTCCGATTGAGGTATATGGTCAGAGCCGGTAGGCCAATGGCACAAGCTCCAGTGATCCAGGCTACCCAAGTTCCATATCGGGTAATCCATAAGGTAATACCCAGGACCACTAAACAGGCGGCAGCAAATTTAATGCCCTTTAGATGTCCATTAAAAAAAGCGTAAGCTCCACCGCCTATACCAAGTATAGCCAGGGTAACTAACCAATCGGTTTTCATCACTGTCCGATATAGAACTTGTGTCGGCGTAATCGGTTCAATAATTGGACCAGGATCAGTGTGAATTAGACTACAGCCAGCCGGAAGTGTAACCAGAACAATAAATAATATAACCAACAATATTAAGATAAAAGTAGTTATAGCTATTTTCATAATTTAACTCCTAACTTAAACAGTACAGATTTTGCTCGTTTGCCTTTATCTTCACTTACTTTATCAGGATAACTTTCTTCAGAGGCATAAAACTGTAAAACTTCTATGACCCTGGTAATGTCGATCTTCTGTAATTTTTTATTCAAAATGATGAATCGTGTTTTTTCCATTATGGTTTTCCTAAAAAGTCCTTGTAAACCCATGCTCTTATTCTAAGGCCGTTATAAATAGGAACAGATCTATCTTGCCTTGTAGAAACATCCATAGAAATATCGGGCAATACACACATAAGCTTCTGGCAGAACTGAGCCTGGAAACCTGGATGCAGCCCATGTATACCACACCATCCCCTCCATGCTTCATAGAGGTCATTAACATCTGCCGTACCATTGCCTATCTCACAACATTCATTTATGAATGAAGAAGCCGGAGTAGTAACAGCCCTAAACTCATTTATAATAGGTTCCGATGATGTTGGTATGATCAAATCTTTTTCTTCTCTGAGATCTCGTAAGCCATCTAAGGCCCACATACATATTCCTTGGGCCTCGGCTTGAATTTTACGTTTTAGGCTTCTATCCTCTCGGCCCACATAAGAATTTGGAAAGTGCAAAAGGGCAAGCCGTGATTCAAGAGCCTGGGCATGATCAGGCAAAGATGGTAGCACGTTGACAGCTATAGTGAATCGGCATTTTAACTGGATATTTGGGAGTGCGGCCAGGCATTTTCTATTTATACTAACCGGATCTCTACCAGTTATGGCTAAGATTCTTTCCAATGCCTGTCCCGCGTCCACACGCCTTGAAATTCTGGCATCGCTAAGGAGTGCGGCCAGCTTACCTATAAGTGGTTGTAGCCCAAAGGGACCACAGATTTCGGCAAAGCTTATGGAAGCGACTTGTTCAGACCCAAGCATAGCTGTCAGGGCCGATATAACAGTCCCTTTACCTGAACGTGGTCGACCCACAAACACCATTAGCCTTTCCAAACCCATATCAGGTACGAGGTTATACCCAAACCACTGTTGAAGAAGTCTTATGCGTTCTGGATCTTTGTTGAAAACGTCGTTAAGAAAATTTAACCATACTTCAGGCTTCTTGGCCTTTTCCCAGGGATAAGGCAAAGCCGTAAAACTAAAGTATTTTGGGGTTGGGGGCTTTAGGATATTGTGGTTACATTCCAATATACCATTTTCAAATACTATAAGATCAACCGGATCAAAGTTTTCTTTATCATCAAGCCATACCGGAGGATCTTCTCCTATCGGACACCATTGACAACAGGCATCCAATATGTCACTTACTTTGGAACGAGTGGGTTTATATGGAGTTATGGTAATGCCGCCTTTTGCGTCTGTCCTTGGATATTTTTTATCTTCAAGAAACCTGTATACATCACCCCGCACTCGTTCAATGAGAAGCTGAATGTATTTATTGCCGTTGTATTCTACCCACTGGCCTTTCCAATTTCGTAGCATACATTGGTCAATAAGATTATACTTGTTCTTTAGATATACTTTAGCAATATCAGCAGCTACGTCACTTGGCAAAATATCGGGATCTATCTCCGTGTCACTGTGTTGGTCCACGTATTTGAGAAGGGTTTCGAGTTTAAGCTCCCCTCTATTTTTCCAGTCCCGAAGATCCTTAAAACCTTCCAGTGGTAGTATCTTATTAACTTTTGGACAAACGGATTTGAGCGTTTGGAAAGCTGCCTCCATTCCTTCCTTGCCTGCACCGGAATCATTTTCTCCAACAACAATAATGTTTCTACCGGCACATACTTTCGCCAGAAGATCCATTTTACCCTGTGCAGAGGGTCTGCCTACAGCAACAAAACCCATTTCCATAGCAGCAATAACATCCGAGTGACCCTCGACCACAATGACCGGATATTCTGATACTGGCAGCAATCCTCTTGTGGTGTTAGCCATTGACCGGGCTTGATCGAGAATATGGAGAAACCCCGCTGCCCCAGGTATGGGTTTGACTGATCCATCTCGAACTTTGGTACATAATACGGCGGCGGGATTTCCTGGAGATTCACTTGATACCATGCAGTATTTAATCCTTTGACAAATAGGACATGGCCGATCCTTAGTTGTTCTGGTCCAGTTATGTTTTCCTGGGGCATAACGCTTTTCTCCTCTTTCATAATTTTGGTTTAGGTAATAGGCAAGACCCCGGTTAGAACCTGTTTCCATGAACTTTTTGCCGTCTATGCCGCGATAAACAATTCCTATAATCTTGCCTTTTTCATCGCGTTCTGCAAATGCCCAAGACTGATAACGCGGGCAGAAGCCGACACCTAATTTATCAATATAAATGGGATCAAGCTGGAGATCTTTCGCCAATACATCCAACATAGCCGATGAAACATTGGTGCAGTAAGTCTCAAAAAGTAAGGCTAAGTCCATACAAATATCTCCAAAAGGCCGGTAGCGGCTGGTCCCACTACCGGCCATAATGCCCGCGGGCACAAGGGACTGTTAGAACTTTATTTTGTTGACTGCTTCTACAGTAGCTTCGGCTATTCTGCCCCACTCTACGGGTGAAATATTTTTGTCATTGTCTTGCCCAGGACAGATAATTCCAATGGCTCTGGTCCATTCCTCTGCCCTTAGTGCATCATCGTAGCCCTCAGTTTTTTCAACTGTATATTCCCATGCCAGTTGCTTTGACATTGCTTTGGTCTTTTTGGGAGTAGCGAGGACTGGAGGCTTGGTAACAGGAGCAGGCGGTGTCTCAGTTGGTACTGTGGGTTCTGGCGGAGTCGAAGCCGGGACAGTAGCCTCAGACTTTACTATAGCCTTTTTTCCTTTAGCCGGTGCTTTGGCAGCTTGAACTTTACCACCAGTGAGAAACTTAGACCACTTCTTGTCAAGATTCTTTAGCCCCTCAGAATCGAACTTCTTTACAGCACGGCCAGGGACAGCATCATATTCATCTATCCAGTTGACCTTGATCTGTGGCTTTCCCTCATATACAGATTCTTCAACCCTAAACTGTACCGGAGTTTCAGCATATTGCCCATCGTTAAGTTCGGCAAAAGAATTGCCTGACCAACCAAAAACCTTTTTGATCTGCTCACAGTTTAGAGTGGCCTGGCCCTTGCTGTCATATAAAACCAGATAGGCTGTGATTTCAGGGTCACCTTCTACCGCATACCATTGCTGATCTTCTGGATCCCAAACTTCCTGTGCAAATAATGACACACAGAATTGAGGAAACCCATTTCTTGTTTCATTGACGCCCCAATCTGTAGGGGCACCACGATAATTTGCAGCTTGTGTAATTAAACCCATACATTTTCTCCTATTGAATTATCGAACTCTAAAGTATACTTTTACGGGTGTTACTTGTGATTCTTCAAAAAGGTCAATTTCTCCAGTTGCCAAATGAACAGCACTTTCTCCACCTGAATCTTTGATATACAGTTTTCTTTTGTGCCTAAAATACTGTCCAGTTTTAAGTTCTTCAAACTTTACTTTCTTTTGTCTTGCCATCTGTTTTTTCCTTATAAATTTTCTGTATTTCTTCAGCTATTAACACTTCCATTATCTTACGGGCAGCATCCTCCACTAAAGCTTGTTTAATTGGATCACCATGACACTTTTTATACTTCAGCCCGCTTCCACACGGACATTTAGCATTTCTCGGAATCTTACCCATTGTAATTATCCCCTAACAAAAATCTCCAAAGGCTATCATCTTGTGGTGTGTCAAACGAAATAACGGGTTTTCGGAGTGTCCGAGATTTGGCATAAAAATGAACATCCCCATCGGCAAAAATAACCCTGGTAGTATCGCCAGTAGCCTTACGTTCCTTGACCTGAAACTGCTGGTAGCCGATATGGAATATATGATCAGCCCACTCTGCAACCTGGGCCATATTGCTTGGTTTTCCGTTGTAAAGTCTTGGACCATATTTCAGATAATCCTCACCACCAGGATACGGTATCTTGTGGCTGTCAGCCTGGCAAATAAGGATAACGTGCTTGCCCATTCGTTTTAGGCCGTCAAGATCCTGGAGTATACGCGAGAAAGCATCATACAAATGCTTGTAACCTTCATTCCATCCGTATGCTTTCAAATTAGTAACTGGCTGGCCCTTAGAATTTGGTACGTGTGAAAATAACCAGGGTTCAGCAAGCATTTCCAAATAGGTTGCGGTATCAATGCACACGCCCTTAGCATCATCAAATAGAGCTATCTGCTGTAAAGCATCACGGACATCTTGATAAGACTTTACTTCAGGCACATAAAGAAGATCCTCGCTGGTAATCGGGTTTTTTATCTTGGACCCGCCATCGTCCAAACCGATAAATACCATCCCTGTCATTTGGGCAACAAGGGTAGTTTTACCCATACCGGAATCGGCATAAACAACAACCTTTTCCCCTTCTTTTTCACCACTCCAGCGTTTTACCGAGAATGTTTTCTTTGGCTTCGGCGGCATTGGTGGTGGTCCAGCGGATTTTTTAATAGGTAACTTTCCCATATTTTACTCCTGAATAGAATGTTCTTGTCTGAATATTATTTCAAAACCATCCGGGGGATTATTTGGATCTACTGCCACATCATAGTAGCAAATAGGAACATAGGGACATCTAAAGGTTGCCTCACACTGAGTATCATTCTGCCACCACAGGCCGCGTTTTTCCATAGCCCTTGCAACCTGGTAGATGTTATACATTTCCTGCTCAAACTTATCCAATTTATCATCTATTGTTGAGACTTCCCTGCGGGCAAAATAATACTCAGGTCGTGATGCTATATCTGAATATAACCTGGCCCCAAACATATCAGGCGTTTCCCGGATAGCAAAGGTTCCTTCTTTAGCTCCAGGTTCTATTTCGGCAGCTACGCCATTTATTCGTATTAGATTATCATCAACCTTAAATGGCATCCCACAATATAAACCATCAGTTACAAACTTTTTGCTGTCGGCCTGGGTAAGTTTCTTTGGCCGAATCTGTGGCTTATGCCAAACATCATGGTATACGCCAGTGATCAATGGATCTGTGGCCGATAGACAGTCCAGCTTACCTTGTGTTTGATACACCCTACCAGCATACGGATATAGATTAAACTGAGGATCGAGCCTGAGATGTTGCCAATATAATGAATCCGATTCAATGCTTTTGCTGGTAGACTTATGCTCCATCAGTCTAATCACGCCATTTGATAGCCGCACAATCTTGTCGATCTTTCCCAAAACTATAACATCAGGAAGCGTAGCCCCGGTGAGAGGATTACATAATTTTAACCGGAACGGAATTTCAGTATCAATGACTTCGATCTCATCATCTTCCCAATATTTCTGATAGGCCAAAAAGCTATAGTAGAGGATATTGCGTTCCACTTCCCATTCATCAGTTGATTTATTGATTGGGCATGTTTCATACGCTGCATTGAGATACCTGGTGACAGCCTCAACAGGATCAGGCATAGCACCTGTACCATCACAGATAGGACATTTTCCGTGCCCCCCACCACCAGCACAATTTGGGCACATAGCCCCCTCTGGAGTGTTGCCAATCTCCAGAACACTATGCCAATTACTTCCCATTCGCAGGGCATCCGTTTCTTCAATGGGCCGCAGGCCCATAACGTATGCGTATTTGCACCGCATGGGACATGCCTTGAAACATTTCAACCAGGATGCAGACAATCGCCATTCATCTCTTTGGGTCATTCTATTATCCTCAATTCAATTAGCTTAGTTCTGAGTTCATCTGCCGAATGAACAAGCAGGTATACGCCATTATTTGCTTCTATATTAGCCTGAAACCATTCTTGATCCGGGCTTTGCTTGCCGCCTACTCTACGCTTTACTTCAATAGCCAGGAATTTGCCATCAGGACAAATGCCAATAATGTCTGAAGATCCTTTGGTCCCAAAGCCGATATATCTTGATCCCATTTGAAATACGCCAGTATTATTACGCCAGGCGAATATGCCAACTTTTTTTAGAAACGCTTTACACTCTTTAAGTACAGTCGCTTCGAGATCTTTTTTGGGCTTTCTTGGTTTTCGTTCTGGAATTTTGGGCGTAACATCCAGTTGAGGATCAAATGTCACTTCAAGAGCAAGGGCATCTGGACTAAAATTGAGCTTTTGTGCTGCCATTTTCCAGCCAGCTTCCCATAGTTTATATGCTTCTGTTCCTGGACGATATGGATTTGGTATTGCAAGTGTTGATTCAGGATTATATGCTTTACCACCCTCGGCCATGATAGCGAATTTCTTTGCTTGCTTTTGTAGTTTAGCCTTTTCTATTAGGATATTTTGCCGTCTATTTCTCATATTTCTTTCCCGTTGCTATTTCAACATCTACTGGTAATCCCGCTGCCCACTCCGGTACAGACTTCATTATCTGTTCTACAATCATAGAAGTAAGCAATATATCTTTATCGGGTACAATACATACCACTTCATCGTGGACATGGAGCACAATAGGTATGCCCTGTTTTTCTATTTCCAATATCCACCACCCCAACAGGTCACGGGCTATGGCCTGGATTATGTTCTCCACCAGGCTACCACCCCACAGTGCTCCATAATGCCACCGGATTTCAGATCTATTGAGGGTCCGTTTGAGCCGGGCGTGGCGGTATCTGAGGCATCGACCCGATGGAAGTTGGATTATGGCTGTTCCATCTTCATTCCAAAAAGTAAGCAATGTTTTGGCTACCCATCCTTCAGACACAAAGTCACTACCGTAAGCCATTACTTTATCTGGATATTTCAACACCCACTTAAAACACTTTTCAACCGTATTCCATAGTTTAGGGATTCTGGCATACTTACTACGATACGTATCTATAATATACTTTATGAATGGAAGATTATATTGCCCAGATTCAAATAGGGGTCTAAGTGCATCATTCTCCAGACATCGAGAATAAAATTTGTCAGCACCCATCCCGTATCCTGCACCAAGTATGGCATCTTTTCCAAATCCACGCCGCAACTTCAGCAGCTTCGCAACAGGCTCAGGATCAGTTTCATTCGGCTTGTGAATATGACATTTGAATAATTCTGCTGCAAGGGTAGAATATATATCTTCATTGTTGGCAAAGCCCTGGGTAAGATCATCTTGACCGGCTAACCATGCCAATGCCCTTGCTTCAATCTGAGCAGAATCAGCTATGATCATAGATTCATTCATTCGGTTATTATCAACTCCCGTATTTGCCCGATCAATGGATGCAATGCTCTCATTCTACCCCGGCCACCAAAGTTTTGCGGATTTATGCCTTGGGTTCCACTCCAACGGCCCGTATGTCCACCATAATAATATAGAGGTATCCGCAGTTTACCTCCAGAGGCTTTGGCTTGGGCAACCATAGACTTGATACGTTTTATATGATTGGGCCAGGAACTTATGGCCTGTTTTGCTATTGCTAATTGTCTAACCTCTGGATTCTTATGCTGGAGAAGATACTTCATTCCATCATCATTCTGTGCCAGGGCCGGTATTTTTCCAGGACCAGTGATCGGGATCATGTTTTTAGTAGGTTCGCCTGGTTTTACTGGTAATAGTTCCTTGCCCAAAGCCTCTTGAATTATCCTGGCGAACGAAATGTCACCCGATATATCTTCAGCCGTATGCCCTGTAGCTTCGACAGCAGCATCCAATTCTGCTTGCATTTGTTCTATTAGTTCTTTGGCTTTAGCATAATCTAATGTCAACCGGGGTTCAAGATACATTTTCAGAGTATGCCGCTGAAGCGGTATTTCAAGTTCTGGATTTGTGAGTAATGGTAGAAACTTTCGGAATAATTCTACTTCTATTTCAATATCATTGCGACAATACTCAACCATAGCTGCTATATCAATTTCGGCTGTATGCTTACCGAGGAATTGTTTAGTATCACCTTTCGGCTGTAAACCACAGGCAGGAGCTACATCCTTCATTTTATGACTCATACGAGCATCATAATATCGCAATAGATTATCAATATCAATAATATACAGTGGTACAATGCCAAAATGGACTTGCATTAGGGTAATATCAAACATTGCATTTTTGACTACTACAGTACAGCGTTCCAGGTTCTTGCCGTAATTTGTTTGCAATATATTGATCCATTGGCTTATCCTATCTGCATCTATGAATTGAGAATTAGCGTTGACCGCAGCAAATGGCTGGTGCATTTCAAATATGCCGAAACCGTGTAATTCAAAACGAGGATCGGTCAGGTATTCTATCGTTGACATTTTACTAAGGCTGTACTTGCTGTCGAAATACGTTTCAAAATCAATGATCAGGGCCGTTGTGGGCCAATTAACAGATTGTAGAACATCTTGCCAGTTCATCATATAAAATCTGGACAATCGGCGGGTATAATGTGGTAGGTATAAGAGTTTAAGTGTTCAAACCGCCAAACACATTCTAACCAGCACCACCTACCATCTTTAAGTTGAACAGGATACCACGCAAACCATTTTGTTTGCCGGTGTATTTTTTGTTCTTTGTATGTTTTACCCCATATCATCTCACATCCTCCAAGTTCACGGCGTCAAGTTCACTTATAGGTCCATTCTCCAAACGCTTTTTGTTTTCATAAGGATTCATTACAGCATTGTTATACTCATCAAGGGCATCAGCTAAAATTGATTTTCCTTCGCTACGGGCCATATAATTATACGCAGGACATGCATATTTAACCCATTCATGCGCTAACTTTGAAATAGCATAGGTAATGTCGCCCTTAAATAAGTGTTTATTTAAGATTTCAGCAATCGCTTTATCAATATCAACTCTACGTTCAGGGTCTATGTACGGCATTATTTTTTCTCCAATTCATAGCCTTTAATTCTATCACCTTCGAGCACAAAAGCATCCAGTCCTCGCCCATCTATTTCTTCAAGCTGATCCAGGACTTTTTCAAATTTTCCATGATCGCTCCCGCCACTCCATAAAAAACAGGCATGTTGAACTAATGCAAGTACACACGCCCGTTTTCTTCCTCGCTGTGCTTTGGGAGCAGTATATTGAAATACTGGATAGGTATCGGGAGCACTATCAAGACAATTAGCAAACCGTAACAATGAATCGGCATCACCTGGGTGTTGTTTTGCTATTGTGCTGCTTAGTGCCTGGAGCACACGTAGAAAGCGTACCCGCAGGGCTACTTCTTCCTGGTACTTTTCAAAATCTCCAAAGGGTGTTTCTTTAATCATTTTTCCATCTCCAAACTGCAAAATAGATTTTGAAGCACAAAATTTCCATTGAAATAACGAAATATTTGGTTTTTGTAAAAAAGGGTTCGCAAACCCAGGAAATGCAGAATGGAAAGGCTATATTTCCATTTTTCCTATCAAAAGTATGACCAATATAAAGATGATAATCAGGATTTTTTCCCCAATGAAATTCCATTATTTATTCCTCCCACGTAAATTTGGTAATGCGTATCATAAAGCATAAAAACAATATAAATAGGTGGCGGCAATAAAAACCCCGATCATAACCTATTCCCAGGGCTAAAGCCCATCTTCGCAGTCCATAGCTAATTTGAAGCTGGTATCGCCCGCGATCAAATATCATTAACTATCCCCCCTTACTGAAATATTAACATCCACAAACCTATCAATATTGCAGAGTGTACCTGCGTTTTCCCAAGTAGCAATCGGGCTATCAGCAAGTATAATCGCGGAATAGGTAATGAGATAAAGACCATATCCACCTTGGCTACATGTGCCCAAAAAAGCAGTTCTTGTCTCCTTGAAATTTGCTCCTATAAGCTGGCCGACATGACAGATTTGTTTCCCCTGATTTTTAGATTGATCTACAAAATTCATAATCCACGCTCCAAAATAATTTCAACATAGGCATCTTCATTCGGTTTGACAATACGCTTGACCTCAGCGATCTGACAATCATTTATTTTAACCTGATCTAAACATGCAAATTCCTCTAACGCTTGTACCAATTCTTCAACAGTCATTCTCCAGCATCCTTATACACTTGACGACCAGCTAATTCATTAGCTTTAATCCTGAGCTTCTTTCGTTTTACTTCACAGAAGGCACATTTACAAATATTTTCAGCCGCACAATGATTACAATCACAACCCTCTGGATGTGACCTGGGAAGTGCAAATTTCTTAGTATGGATCAGTTCCCAATTAACCCGATATAATTCACTTGTGGGCTTTTGCTTTTCGTTGATCATTCTGTATTTGCCAATACTTTTTTAATAGATATTGTCCATGCAATCTAAATTTTTTAGGACAAGCCGCATATTTTTTACATGCTGTTTCTTCTATGTAAAAGTTCATTTATTCTTTCTCCGGCCCCAGGCTGAAGCAGTCAGACCCTTTAGGAGCTTTCGCCTTGCTTTTTTGCGTTCATTTCGTGACGGTTTTATTTTCTTGGACATCTTTTTCCCTGATCATTTTCAAAGTTTCTTGTGCTGTTTCTAACCAATCACCTTTATGCTGAACAGCCCGATCATCTATATATGCCATTGCAAATGGTTTACCAGGATTTACAAGAATTTCATCATAGGGGAGGTTGTGAACTGACATATATGTTTCTATAATAGAAAGATGTTTACATTGGGATGCAAAACCCCAATTTTTATTAATCCTAATAGAATGAATCACTATCTCAAAGCCTGCATTTTTTAGCTTTTGTAATCCCTCTTGAACATGCGGTTCTGGTGGTCCAGTATCAGGAAAGGCAAAACCACAGATTGTTCCATCAAAGTCAACAATAATACGCTTTGGATAGGGCCTATCATTTTCCATTTCGCAATTTATCCTTGCTGAATTTTTCACTTGGATTTATGGGCATAATCTCATGGTAAGGTGTGCCATTTATGACCACGCCACAAGCTAACACCGGGCGTTCCTTGATATGCCTGCCGTATGCAAATTGCCATGCCTTCACGTCCACGCCACAGCCAACGTCCATTGCAAATATCCTCGTAATCGGATTCACTTTCCACTTGACCCCGGCCCTGGCATGGCAATGGCCCATAACAACAGACATGAGCATTTTACATGCTACGTTATAGGCGGGATGGATTCCACCGTGACCTGTGCCGTGAAGATAATATACATTATCAATAACAAAGTCATAATCCCATTTCCATCCAGGCGTTCCCCATATTTTCTTATCGTCACGGAGATATTTCACTGGTATGTTGACAGATTCAGCTAATCGTCTAATACGATCATCGTGATTTCCAATACAGACACAAGCCTTTGGAAATGCTTTATACCATTTACGAATAGCCTGTTTAGTCAAAAGTCGTTCATCTTCTGGTCCTGGACATTGCGGATTGCTGGCATGAAAGCTAATAGCCTGGAGATCGGCTATATCACCAATAAGTACTGTCTTGTTGCACTTATATTTCTTCCCGATAGACTTACAGAACGGCAGATATTGTGGGTGTGAAACAGGTTCATGGATGTCACCGCAGACTAAAACACGCGCCATATTATAACCTCAAAATAAGATCAATGTCAATGGGATCAGTTACTATCATTATCTGTTTATTTGCTACAGAAGCAGCATCATGCTCTTTTTTCATGCCCAATGAAAGTTCGCCTTCAAAGTTATAAAATATCACAAGGTCTGACGCTGTTACAATTTGACAGTCTATGGCAAGAATCTGTTTTATAGTCAAATAGCCTTCGTCAAATGCCCGTGATATAAAATCCTCGGATTCAGCAGGAACGTAAAGACCAATATCAGGCCGTATTGCCCGAATAATCTTAGCTAATCGCTTGGCCCTATCGCAATTAGCCCGCTGCATAGCAGGCGTGGCGTGTACCCCGGCAAACCCTCTGATCGGATGGCTTAAATATGCTTTCATTAGTTACCCCCCACATCCCGAGCAAACAATAGCAGATGGAACAGGTGGACAAAACAGTTCATTGCATATTGCACATCGCTTAGGCTGTCGAAGTCCATCAGATGATCTAACCTGCTGTCCCGCTGCTTCTGCTGGTGAGGGTATGTCTGCCAACTCCGCAGGCAATATACCCTGCCGTATCCGCAATTTAGTGGCAAGATATACCACAGCACACCACGCAAGTGCCCGGTCGTGACTTTCATCTGTTAGGCCCATTTTTTCCTGGGCGATATGCCGTTCAAGTGAGTTTATTAGCTCACTTAGCGGTATTCCTTTTTCCCAATTTCTACCACCGTGTAAAACAGCACCTTCTTCAAAATGTTTGCATATTTCAAGGTAGGCATCCCCAGGAAAAAGAACAGGAGTACCCTTATCTTTAGCTGGTTGTTTGTGTGCTCCGGTGCTAAATTGACGTGCTTCGCCTTCTTCTTTTTTGATCATTATTTTATCCTCACTTGATCCAGGGTAACAACATCGTTATAGTATCTTATGCTGGATTTTTCATTCTCCTGTAGCCAAGCATTAGTAAGCCGTCCATCTTCAGCAACACAAATAATTTGACCCTTGTAGGTGGAGCGTAAAATGTAATCTGGTAATCGCAGAATCACGCGGTCATACGCCGGTCCGCTAAATTTTCCCAACCTCACTGCTGATAGTGGAACGGGTTCTTGCCTCTTGGTAAAAACTTCTTCACCATCAAGGAGTAGCTTTATTTCACCCTTATGTGCATCAACTGAAAAGCTCAAACTTTCTTTGCCTGCAAATAATTGTACTTTCATACTTTTCTCTTTTCTAACATACCACCATGTTTGTCCACAAAAATCAACATATTTGGTTCCCAACGAATATTGTGGAGTCTTGTCAAATTTACTTGTATCTATCATTCTTCCAATGGATAGCCAGAGGCCAAATCATCAAATTCAGAATCACCGTCTATCCATTGACGAGCCTCTAATGCAGCAGGCACAACTTCCTCGTCAATACCGCTATGACCATATTTATCAAAAATGTCAGTGCTATCTAAGTTATTTTCCAAAACATCAATTTGAGCATCTAATTGAACCAAATTGTCAGTCCCAAATACGCTATAAGGACGAACTTTTGGTCTGACTTTTTTCAATGCTTCAATCTGTATTTTTATTTCTGCTGGAGTTTTCATAGTATTTTTCTCCAATAATTATATCTATTATTTTACCCTTATCCACCTATACAATATACACCGTATTGTTTTTCCATTTATCTTTCCCAATGAACCGAAGTCCATTTTGACATACCTAAATACTTGTTTTATCCCATCTATATATCTTGTTCCTATCCGATATTTTCGTTTGGAGTCTATTTTACTTAGGTCCGGGTACGGCATTATTACATCCTTCAAAAAAGAGGATGGGGCCAGCGGAGGTAACTGGCCCCGGTGAGTGAATAGGAATGATTGCCGGGGGTGTGTGCCGCAGATTGCTCAAGCCCCACACCCATCCTAAAATGATACGTACCGTGTATAAACATACTTATAGTATAGCACTTCATATCAAAAAGTCAAGTCTTTTTTTCTGCTCCGGCCATTTTTATTTCCATCCGGCATCTATAACAGTGTTTACCCTTCTTGGTAAATTGCTTGACAGGCTTTACAAATAAACAGCCTCTACAGAACCGCGTCATTATGGGACCAGGGTGTTTACGTGGCATCTTGTTCCCGTTTCTGGTGATGTTCACCTTCACAGTGATTTTGACCCCGGTTATGGTAGCCACAGACACACCATTTATCGGATGTACGCGGAGTCTTGGGAATGGGGTGTTTATTCGCTCTGCAATAGGTCAGCCCTTGTTCATTTTTTCTCATCTGATACCTCCACTATTTGTAATGGTAATCCCCACGTTTGCTTTCTGGTATGCCGGTCAAATTTTCTCATGCCAACAGAAGGAAGGGACGGCATAAGTGTTCTTAATATACGCCCAAAATGATTGCGTGATATAGAATATCCTGCATATTTTTTCTGTAGCCATTCGGAAAAATAGGCATAGATTTTTTCATTTGGCACAAACTTATCAGCATCAGAGCAAACCCTGAACACCCCCATCCATGCCCGAACCACATCTTCCGCAGATATTTTCTTAGAAGGAAAACATTCATAGAATAACTGCATCAGGGTTTCTTTACTGTTCGGACAATCCTGAAGGTCAGGTCGTGTCGCTGCCCACGCTAAAAAATGGGCATAAAACCCATCCTCATTCATTACTTTACTCCGCTTGATTATTTTCTGCCGTATCAAGATTCTGACACATTCCCGATAGAATAGTCGTATCAGAATTAGCTTACCTTGTTTTGTCATTGGTAAAATTCCTCCGCTTCTTCCTTAGTCATAAAGAAGTGAATGCCGTGTGAACATTCAACGCGAATATCATCATCGAAGCTATCAGCGTGAACAATTTTACCTTCTTCATAATAAAGTTTTTTTATTGGTGAGTATCCGCTTCCCTTCAAAACTTTTACAAACGCGGCCCTGCATTTACGGCCCACAAGAGAAGAAATACGTTTAGCCGACGCTGGTATGCGTATTTTGATAACGCCGTTTCCAGTTTTTTTCCACGCATCAAATGCACCAGTTTCAGGGCATATCTGAAAGTCAGGCAGGTTTGCTCCCTGTAGGTCCGCATCCCGCAGGTTTGCCCCCCGTAGGTTTGCTCCCCATAGATTTGCCCCCCGTAGGTTTGCATCCTGTAGGTCCGCATCCTGTAGGTCCGCTCCCTGTAGGTCCGCATCCTGTAGGTATGCCCACCGTAGGTTTGCATCCTGTAGGTCCGCTCCCTGTAGGTCCGCATCCTGTAGGTCCGCATCCTGTAGGTCCGCTCCCTGTAGGTCTGCCCCCCGCAGGTCTGCCCCCCATAGGTCTGCTTCCCGCAGGTCTGCCCCCCGCAGGTCTGCCCTTACACCTTCTAATTTACCCTGAATCCATAATTCATGTTTCTCTAAAATTTCTTGTAAATTCATTTTAAGCTCCAATATTTTTCTATCCGTATTTTATATTCCATTATACGCGATAAAACTTTCTCGATTTTTTGCAGACGATATAAAGACAAATGACGGCACAAAGCCCCATTTTTGTATAATCCATTGCTTGCATCGGGCATACGTTTGCCAATCGGTACGAATAATGTGTTGTTTGCCGTCGTCTTTCGTCCATACTCTATATTGCCTGGTCATATTAGTCTCCAATCAAAATGGAATATATTCTTCTTCTTCTTCTGCAAACGCAAATACCTGTTGATTTTGGTCTTGCCCAACACTATAAAAACTAACGGGCCGATAGCCTGCATCGGCTCGCGTTCCTGTCCATATTATAGCCTGAAGCTCCATCGCTGTCAAGCTAAAAATATCCGCATACCTGCGAATTTTTTCGGCATATTGATTATAGCGGAATTTTGCGTTCATAATGCGATTTTGCACTTTCAATTCGGTTATGCCAAAGAATACCAACATCCATGTATCTATAGTTACGTGGTCTGCATCACCGATGAGATTATGATAAAAACTGTTGACTTTATAGCCTGATAATTCTTCCCCCGCAAATGCCCGTTTGATATTCGGTATATGGCAGGGGAGCAATTCCCGATAATCCGGATTGTGCCCGCGTAAATAACCTTTGAGTAAACGCACAGCAAACCGCCAGTTCCTTTGCACATGAATACGCGGGGACGTTGCTGCCAACAGAGCACAGAATAACCGGGCGTGCTCACCAAACAAATGCTCGACCTGAGCATAGCTGTTGGCATACCACTGACCATAATATTCGTAATCCCGAATATACCGTTTTATTTTACGTTTCACTGGTATGCTTGCTCCAATGCTTCATGTCTGTTGGTTTTTTGCCTGTACTTATCAACGTCCCATTGTGACTATAAACATACCACACCACCGTTCCCGATAACATTTTTTGTTTTTTATACTTGCTCCAGATAGCTTTAGCCAGTTTATACCACGTCAAATTGTGTAATATAATCTGTGTTTGCAGACGACAAGCATAATATCCGCTTAACTGCGAATAATCACAAAAGCTACCATGTTTGGCATACCATGCCGTTAGCGGCGTACCGATTATCAGGTTATATAAATACACTTTCATAATGCCCACGTTGCGTTTGCCGCTACGGCCTTGACTGCCGACGTGGGCCGATGATTAGTTTATTGTATAATCTTCTTCATAGTATGTTTCATCTGGACCGTTTTCATCTTGGGTGTCATTGTCAATTATCGTGACCGACACACCCGCGTCTTTTTTGGTGACTTCGGCCACACCACTGGTCACTTCGATAATCACTTCCATATTTTTGTCCCCTTTCTTTTGCTTGCATTGGTTATGGCAAATGTCTTGCCCGTCGATATTTTTTGCCAATGGCTGCTGGCACGTTTCACACCGCTTGATACTCTTTTCGTCCCAATCAACTTTGTCCATCGTTCTAATCCCCCAATCAACATAAGCTCAGGTATGCAGCCAGGGACAGATAGAATATACGTTTCAATTCTGCTATCGTGGCTGCATTTAAATACTGTTTATTCCGTTTGATAAACACCCTAATTTTTTCCCGAAGCTTCATTATACTTATCCTCCAGATACTTGTTGCTTGCCGTAATTTTTTCGTACAATAGCCTTGCAATTCGCCCGGCTGTTGCACCACCAAACCGGGCAATGAAAACTGTTTTGTAATATTCTGCGGCTTCAGGCCCGGTCAATTCCTGCTTCTTTGCCGGTTTTTTCTTCGCCGGTGATTTCAATTCCGGGCACGGTGGTATTTTCTTTTTCTTATTTTTACTGCCCTTTGGTCGTCCCATTATACAAACTTTGCCTCCACGTCTAATACTTGCACTAATACTGATTCTTGCCGATTCTCTTTTTTGATTCGATAGCTCAGTTTAATTATACTATCATAATCATCGGTCACAATTTCGATTATTAGGCTGTGCTCACTGTGACCATGCCAATAACCTTCGGCCTTGATAATCGTGAACGATTCAAAATGCTCGGCAACAGTTTTTGTTATCCATGCATAGCCTATATTTTCTGTGCATATTCGGTATAGCTTCATAGTCTTATTCCCCAACTATATTTATAGTATACCATATACTCAGGCCAATGTCAAGTGGATAATCCGCAGGCCTCCACTTATTCTGGTTTGCATACGTCTAATCGTTTGTAAACCTCGTCAAACCGTTCACCGCATGACAGGCAAATATGTTCATAAACTATCTGGCCTGGATTAGGATAGTTTACGTCACCTATGTCAAATTGGCCCATGCCTTCTTCGTTACAAGTGGGACACCTCAATTCGACACAAGCGTTATCCTTGATTGCCCGATTCAGAATATCGCGGTGCTGCTGATTCTTCACCGTGAAAAATGACAAGTCGGCTATAGCAAAAGCAAAACTTGCCAAGTCTCCGGTCTTTCGATATTCCTCAAATGCCTTTTGTGTTTTGTCTGTTATTGCTCCCATTGTCTTATTCTCCCAATACTTTGTTAGGACGTAGCTACGCACCACGTCGATATTATTACAAGGCCCGTAGGTTTGCCAGCAAACATGCCCTTCAGGTGCTACGGGCCGGAATACTTATAGAGTATACCATATACTCAGGCCAATGTCAAGTGGATAATCCACGCAACGTGCCAATATACAATTATAGTATAGCATATATTCAGGCCCATGTCAAATATATTATTGTGTATTTTAGCATGGGTGTCTGGTGAATTTACGGTATATTGCTCTTGACTATTTTACTGTAAATATGTTCTGGCTTTTTAACTGTAATTGGTATTGACTTTTTTGACCATTTCGTAAATGTTCTTTCCAATGTTGCGATTTTGAGCTGATATTCAGGATTATTAGATAGATAGATAGAAGGTGAGATAATTATTAACTTGTTTACATATAGGAAAAATAAATAGAGATATAGTACCGTAAAATGTCAAGGATATAATTACACAATGATATTTTTTTCTCTATAGGGGTAAACAAGTCAGTTTTCAAACGACGACCTATCTATCTATCTAATAAAGCGTGATTTTGAATTGGAAATGAGGAAATGCCAGATATACATTGCATTTCTAAACATTTTGATTTGTTTGTTATATATCTAACATTCAGGACAGCATATGTAGGTAATCATTTAACACATCATATAGTGTGTCAGCCGATTGACCACACACCACATCTTGTGGGTGCTTGTCGGCTATACCACAAGGGATGGGGGGTGGTACCCTTGACCCCGTGCTGCTGGAGTCCCAGACACCCATACCTGGACTCCCCCCACACCTAATTTTCCCTATCGTAAATCATCCAGACACCCACAGGTAAAAAAATATAAGATTTCACTTGACTTTTAGGGCCAGGTATGGTATAATAGGAGTACAATTAAAGGGGCATTACTTTATGCAATGGCTTGAACGGCTAATATCGGCAATTCTTGACCTATTTCCTCGTATTTGGATGATCTTCCCGGATGAAGCAGGTATACGAATCACCGGGGGAAGTCGTTTCAGGCCCAAAGGACCGGGTTGGTACGCCTACTGGCCCATCATACAAGAGTGTGTGAAGATCACAGTCACACCACAAATAATAGATCTTAGGGACCAGAGCCTTACGACCTCCGATGGACACGTCATAGCGATCTCCGGGGCCGTTGAATACTCCATACGGGACGCTAAGAAGGCCATCCTGGACGTACAAGATCTCGATAAGTCGTTACCGGCCCTGTGCCTGGGCAAGATAACCGAGTATGTAGAGGTTCACACGCTGGCCGAGTGTCGGGCCGAAAGCCTTAAAGATGAATTGAAGATGGCTATACGTAGTCACGTAAACGATTGGGGTATTAAACTGCGGGAAGTGTTCATAACAGACGCGGCTAAGGCACGTGTGATACGGCTTATGCTGCCTATAAAACAAGGAGAATCGTATGTCTAATCATGTTATTCCTGAAGATAATAACGAAAATCAATCAGCATGGCCTGAGATCGTAGATCCGGTAGCTGCGTCGGGAGTCCGGTTGACTAACGCAACGGCTAACACCGACACGGAGACTACAGTAGTTGAGGGTGGTGTGTACGTGTTCACGTCATTGATAGCGGGCGGGTTTTACTTCGGACTGGCTGCTGTGACTACGGAGGATAATGTGCGATGGGTAGCTCCGCTGTACCGCAGTATAATCATACGGATACCGCTTGGTGGCGGTACGTCGCTGCACTACGCAACGGACACTACCAACGGGATAGGATACTTGCGGAGGTTATCATAATGCCGGAGATCGAAGAAGAATGTACGTTTGAAGTCAGTACGAAGAACTGTAGTTTTGAAACACAAATGAACGGAACGGATCGACTGATCCTGTCTAAGATGGATCTGTCACCGGAAACTGCTGCGAGTCTGGCTTGGTTAGTAAATCAACCTGGTACTACATTGAGATTTGAGGTAAAGCAAAATGTGTAAATGGATAGCTGGGATAGGACTGGTGCTATGTGTGGTGGCTATAATTATATTACCTGTGCCTAAACAGGGTAACAAGATCGACAATATGTTGAAAGCCAGTGTCTATATTGAAGCTATGGATGAGGGTTATAGTCTATGGTCAGGAAGTGGAGTCGTCGCAGGTGGGCGTATTATAACGGCTGCTCACGTGCTTGAAGGTGCTGGTGACTTGCGGATACTGGATGTGAACGGCAACGAGGTAGAGTATGGGGAATTTTATTATAGCGAGGACAATGACTTCGGGTTTATTATTCCTATGGATAGTAATCTGCCATCTGTTCCTATAGTGGACTCCAACAGTCTTTATTATGGAGATGTAGTGTATATCGTTGGTGCTCCATTCGGTCTGGACATGTTTCCCACCGTGACATGCGGGATAGTGTCCGGGTTGAACAGGCGGTTCGATTTCTTTGGCAAAGACTTTCAGAGTCAGGTCGATGCTCAGTCTTGGCCGGGTAACAGCGGCGGGGGTGTGTTCAACGAGCGTGGTGAGCTTGTCGGCATACTGATAGGCGGTATGTGGGGGACAGATGGAATGTCCATTATAACACCTTCTGAAGTTATCCTTGATGATTGGTATCTGAGTCCGTTGTATGAAAGAGAAAAAGATAAAGTGGAAGTGCCCGTGCTGTAAGTTTACTGTGGAGTTCGATGATAGGATTGTCAGAACACAGTGCATATTGTGTAATACTTGGATGAAATGGTCTTATGTCAAAGGAAATAAAAGAGATATACAAAAGCCGGGGAGTAGCGGCCCCAAAATGTGAACGTGGTGGTCCACACCACAGTGCTGCCTTTCATCGTTATGTGGCCGGTATGAAGGCCAGTGGTAAAGGCGGCATAAATCCGTATGCAATCGCTACTGCTAAATTACAGAAAGAAGGAAAAAAGGTATTCAAATGAAAGAAATATTAGCGTGTCTAACTTTGATCATCATCGGAGTTTACTTTGTTGTGAAATTCTTTAGGGTGAGTAATAGATGAGTAAACGCGGGGCAAAGACAAAAGCCGGTATTCTGTTATCGCGGTTCATCAAAGAAATATCAACAGAGGAAACTGAAGTTGCTGAAGATGGCGAACCTAAAATGATAACTAAAGCCGAGGCACTTGCCAGGCAGATATGGAAATGTGCTCTCGGATATACTGAAGTCGCTACAGAACGAAAAGGTGAGGTACTGGTTGAGCACACAAGGAAGGTTAAACCCGATAAAGGGTATGTTGATTTGATCCTTGATCGTATGGAAGGCAAAGTTGGCATGATTGGAGAGGCTAATAAACGTCCGCAGACCATTGCTGAGAAAATTGGCGAACAGGGTAAGAGGCGAATAAATAGTGTTATTGACCAAACCCAAGCTTAAAGAACCATTTCCAGATACGCCGGAAATATGGACCTGTCCTAAGGCCGGATTGAAGGTTCCCAAACGGCCTAATGCCAATGTTGAGTGGCGGGAAAGACTGCTTGCTGAGGCAGAGAATGATCCTATGCTTCAGACCGATTTGCTGGCAGCTTGCAATGAATCACTATTATTCTGGATTAACGCTTTTGTATGGACATTCCATCAGTTCGATGTAGAAGGTGGCGAAAGAGTAGAGTCTGAATTTGCCGATGTCCCGTTTATAACTTGGGAGATTCAGGACACGTTATTTAATGACTTTCAAGCACATCTTAAAAAAGGTGAGGATATTCTAATTGATAAATCGCGTGACATGGGTGCATCGTGGTGTTGTACGGCATATTTACATTATTTATGGTTATTTAGATCAAGAAGCCAGCTTCTTGAAATGTCACGTGTACGAGAATATGTAGATCAGACAGGGAATATGAAGGCACTATTTCAGAAACACGACTATATAAATAAATGGTTGCCTGAATGGATGTGCCCCCCCGATACTGCACCAGGACAGAAATATCGTTCTAAAATGCACATGTTGAATCCACTTAATCAAAGTTGTATAGATGGTGAATCAACTACGGAACATGCTGCATCAGGTGATAGGCGTTTGATCATTTTATTGGATGAATTTGCAAAAGTTGAAAATGGAGCAGCTATGCGTAGTGCTACAAGAGATGCTGCTCTTATGCGTATAATAAACTCCACACCGGCTGGTGCTGGAACTGAGTATAGCCGATGGAAGAAGTCAGGAAAGATAAAGGTATTCATACTCCCATTTTGGGAGCATCCAGATAAAGGTGCGAATCGCTATCTTAAACAGAATGATATAACTGGAGATTGGGAGATTAGATCACCCTGGTTCGATAAAGAAGAAGAAGTAAGATCTCCGAAGGAATTAGCACAGGAAGTTTTGCGGAAAGACCTTGAAGCCGGGGATACTTTCTTTTCTATATCCAATATTGAAAAACACATGGCCATCTTTGGTGCAGAACCTAAATCAACGTGGAATATACATCTGAACAAAGAAATATCCGATGATGGCGTTTTAGATATTATAAGAAGGCGTGATATTTCTGCTGTTAAAGCAAGGCAGGTTAAGAATGGACAGTTGAAAATGTGGTGCGAGCTTCCTTATGGTCGGCCCGATCAGACAAAGACGTATGTTATGGGAATTGACCTTGGAAAAGGCCAGGGGGCTACGCCATCTGTTATATCTATAAAGTGTAAAGAAACCGGAGAGAAAATCGGAGAATGGTATAGCAATGTTGTGCCGCCTTATGAGATGGCAAGAATTGCCGCTGCTGTTGCGTTGTGGATAGGTGGGGCCAATCCCAAACGGATACCCTTTATGAAATGGGAAATGAATGGACCGGGATGGGACTTTGGTAAATTGATGGTAAAGGATTTTCACTATCCACATTACTATGTAGATAAAACTATAGGCAAGGTGACGGATAGACAGACTCAAAAGTATGGTTGGCACTCCAGTAGGGATAGAAAAGCTGCTATTTTATATCTATATGATAGGATGCTTGCTCATGGTGGTTATGTAAACCATTCTCTGTTTGGTCTTGAACAGGCTAAATACTACATTCACTATCCTGGTGGTGGTATTGGTCCGAGTGAATTGGCTGATGTTAAAGAGGAACTGAAAAAAACGCATGGAGATATAGTCATAGCCGATGCTCTCACACTCGACGATAAAGGAGTATATAAGCCAAAGTACGAAGGCCCAAAACTTCCTGTTAATAGTTGTGGGTATCGTAAACAGAAAGTGTTTAAGACTAAGGTTGAACAAAAGAAACGGGCTAAACAGTGGCGTAGAGTCTTTGATTTTAGTAAAACGAGATGAAGGTTAAATGCAAAAAGTGCGGTGTAAAAAAACATTGTCCTCTATTAAAGTCTTTGGAAGAAGTTCACAAAGGGCACGGAGTAGAGGCCATGATAGATAAGTGTCAAGGTGGCAAGGAGAAGTTAAATGGCTGAAGTCGTCGAACCGCAAAAGGTGATGCTGGCCGTTAAAAAAGGCTTTGATAGGTTAAAACGCTATCGTGCTGCCAGGACTATGTTCATAAAAGAATATGTGGGCCAGTATTATGCTAAAGATAAAGGCCTTACTGGAGATCAACCAATAAATTTGATTTTCCATGCTATTAGGACAATAGTTCCGAACATAGTTATGCAAAATCCCCTGAATGAAGTTATCACAGAATATCTTTCATATAAAACATACGCTGAACTTCTCGGTATGGGCCTTGATGTAGCACAGAGGCAGTTACGGCTTAAAGAAATTCTACGTGCCTGGATAGTTGACGCTATATTTGCCGTTGGTATTTTGCAAATAGGGTTGAATAGTTCGCAGACTATTATAAAAATTGATGATGTTGACGTTGATCCTGGACAGATATTTGTTGATCGAGTAGATCTTGATGATTTTGTTGTAGATCCAGTGTGTAAAGAATTTACAAAGGCTACATTTGCTGGCAACGCTGTACGTGTTCCAAGACAAACATTACTTGATGATCCTTATTGTGATCACGATCTTGTAACACAATTACCATCGTCAAACTCGAATCCTTCAAATAGGAATAAAATTGAATCATTGACGCAGGAAAGTGCCTATGATATGGATATGAACCAACTTCAGGATATGGTTGATGTTGTTCAATTATGGGTTCCCTCAGCAGATGCGTTTTTGATTATGCCAGATCCGAGAGTGCAGACTTTTGACAAATACATAAAACTAACAGATTATTATGGGCCAAAAGAAGGTCCATATGTGTATTTGTGTTTGACCCCGCCTGTAGCCGATAATCCGATGCCGGTAGCTCCTGTTAGTATATGGTATGATCTTCATAGAGCCGCCAACAAGATGATGAGTAAGATGTTGGATCAAGCAACAAGACAAAAGGACATTACCTTCTACAAACCCGCTGCTGCTGATGAAATGCAGGATGCTATAGATGCCGATGATGGTGCTACAGTTGCATCAGAAGATCCCAAAGCTTTTCAGACAGTTAGTTTTGGTGGTCAGCGTCCAGAAAATGAATCTATGTTGCGACAGTTACAAGTGTGGTTTAACTATATGGCTGGTAATCCTGATCTTATGTCGGGGGCAAGGCAACCATCAGGTTCAACTGGAAAAATGACAGCAACACAATCTTCTATTTTGCAAAGTAATGCTTCTCTTTCTACTGAGGATTCTCGTGATCTTATATATACTGGAACTGAACAAGTTAGTAACAGGATGGCTTGGTTCTTACACACCGATCCGCTTATAAATATATTATTAGCCAAACGTATGCCCGGTGGTGAATATGTGCAGGTTATGCTTACACCGGAACAACGGTGTGGTGACTTTAATGATTTTATATTTACGATTATACAGAGATCAATGTCAAGGTTAGACCCAGAAACACGGCAACGAAGGATCATTGACTTTACAGTTAATGTAATTCCTGCTGCTGTTGCTACTGCAATGCAATGTTTGCAAATGGGTATCCCATTTAATTTACAACGCTACCTTTCTAAGGCTGCTACCGAACTTGGTATAGGTGATTGGATACAAGATATTTTCAATGATCCTGAACATCAGCAAAAGTTAATGGCGTATATGATGCTTGGCCCGCAGAATCCGGGTAAAGGGCAGATCATAACTCCTGGGGCCATACAACAGAATGGTGGTTATCCACTGGCAAGACCTGTTCCAACGGCACAACAGGAGTTTAACCAAAATAGTCAAAGGATTGCTGGTGAACAGCAATCCGAAAATTTTGGAGTATACTAATGGCAAAAAGCGAAAAAGAGTTGGTTAAGTGGGTGGGAAGAAAACTAAGGGAGATCTATTACGGTGAAAAAGCATATGGTCCCGCGTTACCAAAATCAAAAAAGAAAAAGAAAGAGAAAAAGGAAGTAATTCCAAAGATAAGGTCAGAGTCTATTAGGATTCCGCGAACTACAGCAACTATGGAAGATCTGAGAGAAGCCGGTATGTCTGAGAAAGAAATAAGAAAGTTTCTTGATTTAGGAGCACAGTAATGATTGGAGAAATATCTAAGAAAATTGATGGTTTTGACAGGTTTGAAGTCGAAAGTGGGGCTGATACACTAATAAGGGCGAAAGAAATATGCAATAGGCCAAAATTTTATGCCACTGTTAGAAAGGAACTTATTAAGAGGGCAAAAGCTGCACAAGAAGCCGCACTTGAAGCTAAAGTTGGTAAAAAACTAAGGAGTTTATGATGCCGAGATATACGGCCAAGTGTACCGTTTGTGATAGGCGAGAAGAAATAATATGCTCTCCGTCTAATATTATATATCCAGAATGTTGTGGGCAGACTATGACCCGTGATTATAAAACTGATTTACCACATACTCAGTCTGATTCATATCGCAGGCCGATAGTGTCAGATTCACTGGCTATGAATCCATCACAGATACCGGAACACAATAGGATGTTTCCAGATATTGAGGTATTGCCGGATGGACGGCCCGTATTTGATAAATTTAGTTCACATGAAGCTTACTTGAAAAAAACCGGATTTGTCAAATTACCAGGTAGACAAAAAAGAACAACGACTCCGTAGATTATTCTACCCTCGGACATTCCGAGCAGTCTAATAAAGGAGAATATATGAAAGATTCAGAACAAACTGAAACCACTGTCGCAGATAAAATAGCTAATGAGACAGTGAAGGACGAACAAGAAGTTCTTGATGCTACTACTAAAAGGTTGAAAGAAACTTTTAGTGAAAAAGAAGAAGATCAGGATACGGCAGATGCCCCTGAAGAACAGGAAGATCCTACCCCTGAGTCTAAAGTTGAGACTGAGGCAGACGAACCTGAGAGTAAGGAAGATTCTACCCCCGAACCTGATAAAGAAGAAAAAGGATTGCCGGAAGCGTATGTGCGTTCAGCCGTTCATCAGGGATGGACTGAAGAAAAGGTTCAAGCTTTCTTCAAGGCTGATCCAGAAGGATCTCTTGAAATATTGAAAAACATCCATGATAGCAATAACAAGTTGACTGAAACATTTTCTAATCTCGGTAGAAAGGCAATGGAATCAACTTCTATTCCTGGGCCAAAAGAAAAAACCGAGATTAAGCCACTTGTAGATATTGACAAACTCCGAGAACAATATGATGGAGATCCGCTACTTGAAGTTATCGAGGCTATTAACAAGGCCCATGCGGAACAGACTGCTATCCTTAGCCAACGGCCAACGGGTCAGGCACAAGTTGATCCTGTTAAAGAACAAGCCGATGCTATGATAATACAACAAGTAGATAACTTTTGGACCAGTGATGTAATGAACAAATATAAGAGTTTCTATGGTAAAGGAACGATGGGCGAAAAAGATGTTTTACAAATGACGGGTGAACAACAAAATCGTCGCTGGAAAGTTCTCAGAGAAGCCGATCTTATAATGGCTGGAGCACGTGTACGTGGTCAAGATATGGATGTTAATCAAGCTTTGGAACGGGCACATTTATTAGTGTCAGAACCAGAAAGAGAACGGGTTGTAAGATCCGAACTCAAATCGGCAGTTACTAAGAGGGCTAAAGGGGTAGTGTTGGCACCTTCCTCATCTTCCAAAAAGACTGAGGATACCTCTGGAAAACAAATGTCTGCTAAAGAACTTGAAGCCAAGACTGCCGAGCGACTTAGAAAGGTATTTGGATAAAAAGGAGATAGAAGATGGGTATACCAAATTCAGAACTTGCAGATCTGATTGCAACTACTCTTAATGATCTTCCCAAGCAGTATTTTGAAGTTGCCTGGGACAATCAAGATTATGAGGCTTGCCGGATCTATCAAAATGAAAGAATGGTAGTTGACGGTGGGGAACAAATTGAGCGTCAGGTTATGCTTGATCCCCTCGGAAACGCCAAGTATCGTAGATGTTACGATACGGATGAACCCAAAGTTGGCCAGGTTATGAGCAAGATTCTTGTTCCCTGGACACAAATTGGTACTGACTTTTCCTGGGATAAATTTGAAATTCTTCGTAACAAGAACTCGGCCAAAGGATTTATCAACTTGATGAAAGTCAAGAGAACCGAAGGTTATTGGAGTTTAGCTAATCTTATTGAAACACGTTTTTGGCTTGCCCCGATAAGTGCAACCGATGATTTGAACCCCTATGGTGTTCCTTATTACATCAACTGTCTTAATGCCAATGTTACTACGCCTGGCTTTAGCGGGCAGACCATCCGTTATCAGAACGTCAGTACAGGCACTATCTGTGCGGGCATTGACGCAGCTAATGAGGCCAAATGGCGTAATTATGCTGCTACTTATACCCAGGTGGATAATGCTCTGTTGACAACCTTTAGATTAGCATTTATGAACACCAGATTCAAAGCTCCGCTGATCGTAAATGATCCCTCACAGAAGCGAAATGCTGCAAAGCGGGTATATGCTGATTTTAATGTATGTGCTGATCTTATGGCTTTAGCTGATGCTAAAGACGATAAGCATACAGGCAAGGAAGTCCTTGGAAATCTTAGAGTTGATGAGGGTGGCCTTGTCACGCTCAACCGTTTACCTGTGGTTCCGATTCCGCAACTGGTAGGTGTTACTGATCCCGTTACATCTACGTTACTTGCCCCGATTTATTGCATCAACTTCGAGAAGTTTATTCCTTACGTCCATGATGGTTATTGGATGGAGGAAGGTGAGCCTATGTATGATCGTGGACAGCATACTACGTTTACAGTATTTGTTGATGGGGCACATAACAACCTGTGTACCAACAGGCGTGAAGCAGGCTTTGTTATTCATAAGCCTATCGTTTCGTAATCAAAAATAAAGGAGAAAATTATCATGGCAAAAGGTAAGGCACAAGTAAATTATCTCCATCGGGCGGGCCTTGTGAGCAGTATAGATGCACCTGATTGGGGATTCATCTATGAGACCTCTCTCATTAAAGATTCCAAGTGGAATATTGGGGATCGGGTTGTGTTGCCCGATGGTCGTGAATACATTTATTCCAAGTCGGCAGGTGCTTGTATATCCGGTCAGGGTGCTGAATTTACCTATGCTGGTTATACGGCATATACAGCATTTGGTGTAGCGGCTGCTGTAGGTGATAAAGAAGTTACTGTTCCTGCTGCTACTCATGCGGTATTAACCGAAGATGAATTGCGTGGTGGATATATCTGTATTTTCGATGGTTCTACTAATAGTGTCCAGTTTAGAGGTATCATCGGAAATGCTGCTGCTGCGGCAAATGTGGCTTTCAAGGTTTATCTCGATGGTCCTCTTACGGAAGCAGTTGTTGCAAGTACGTCAGCTTGTGAAACATATCAGAATCCTTATGCTGCTTTACAAACTGGTACTATGAACTATAACCCCAAAGCTGGCATACCGGCTGTAAAGGTTACTGCTGCAAATACCTATTTCTGGTGTCAGCGAAAAGGATTCGCGTGGGCTGCTCCGCAGGGCGGCAAACTTGGGACTACGGAAGGCGGCTATTGCGGCGGTTTCTGGAGTGATGTTGGCAATATTTCCGACGCCAACACAAGTCTTGGTGTTACTGTAGCCACAGGGCGTGGATCACAGTATGCTGGTTATGCAGTATTAGGTGATGCCGATAACATCGGCCCTTTGTTTATGTTACAAGGTTAATTAGTTTCTAACCCGTTACCTGGCTCTCTGTTTAGTACGGGGGGCCAGGGCGGGTTTTGTTGAAAGGAAAAAAAAAATGTTATTAAAACATGCCAAATATATAGTGCAAGAACCGCGATATGTAGAAGCTTGTAAAGTAATTGCTGAGGCTGAAGCTGAGGCTAAAGTTGAGGCTGAGGCTGAAGCTGAGGCTAAAGAATAATTTATTAACCCCGTACTAATGGAGATGAATATGAAGAAATATGAATTACAAGTAGCTGACTTTGATGTAACATATCCTATAAGGGATGAAAAAGGTACTGTTACAGATAAAACTGAAACTTACAAATTTAGGGAAATGGTAGGTAATCTACTTAGGGCAATGGGTGTTTTCAAAACTGGAGAGGAAATTGTAGAGGCCATCACATTAGCCAAACAAATACGTGATTGTGAAAATGATATGATTACTCTGGATGAAAAGGAAGCTGATACATTAAAGAAATGTCTTAATGTTCACATATCCAAAAACAGCTTCGGTGGAATTATACACGAAACTGCCATATTGCGGATATTCAATATGAAAGAGGTTTGACATGGCTGAACCAACCACAGCTTTAACATATACGGATCTTGTAAAAGAAGTTGCCCTTACAGCAAGTACGGCATATTACGGTGCGACTGGTACAGATAGAGCATTGCCACCTGTCAATAACGTACACGATCTTGATGAGTGTAAACGTGCGGTAACAAACGGAATAAGGATGTTCATAAATGATGCCCCGGTTAGAGGCTGGAGATGGATGCGTAGAATAATGTCTATTACATTTGTCCCGGCTATAACAGGAACGGCAGAGGCAGGTACGTCAACTTCTCTTACAGATACTACTATTGCTGATACATACGCCGACAATTATTTCAACACCTTTACGATCAAGATAATTGGTGGTACTGGCGAAGGTGAAACTGCTACAGTGACAGGCTATACCGGATCAGGTGGCAAATTCGATTTCAGCGGTGGTTTATCTGGTGGGTCTACACCGGACGACACAAGTGAGTACAGGATATGCCGATCCTTGTCAGTAATAGATGCCGATCCCGCCCGATATTTGATGGATGAAAATTTCGGTGGAACTGTGGATGGTAAAATACTTTATGCCGCTAATTCTAATCTCGGTCATATAGAATGGAGAGATGAGAGTTATATCAGAGAGCGTAAAGAGATTAGCCGAAATACGGGTTATCCTACTGCGGCGGCTATCAGACCATATGAACCCACATCCAATGCTCTTTTAGCAACAAGGAGATTTGAGTTTATTGTAGATCCTGATCCAAGCACAGCAGACACAGTGGAATTTCCGTATACCCTGTACTTCAATGATTTTATCCTCGAAGGTGGAGTAGCAGATACTCCAGCGGATGCTACTACTACTCTTATAGATGCCACCAGGACAGAACCGGATGATTTTTTCATTGGATATGTAGTTAGGATAATCGGCGGCACAGGTAAAGGAAGTTACGCTACTGTGACTGGTTATGCCGGATCTACAGGTACATTTACTGTAGCCGATTGGCTCGATCAATCTGGTAATGCCGATGGCACAGATCCGGTTGCTGATAGTGTGTACGTTGTTGAAGCTACTACCAATGTTCATCCGGCTGGTTTTAGGTTTGACGATACCATTCTTGCTGCATGTTTGGCACGTGCCGAGATGGACATAGAAAATTTTCCGGCTGGATATATGGATTACTATATGAAAAAGGCACTACCAAATGCTTATAATATAGATGCTCGTAGTGCTCCAAAACGACTCGGATCTATGAACTATGGTCCTAAAATTCGTGAACGAATATGGAAAGATGTTGAATCTGTTTAATTGTGAAACAATATTTATTAACTAATTCTGAGTCTCTCAGAAGGAAAACCCCCTATGGGGAAAGGAGCTTAACATGAGTCTTAATCCAGCAACATTTCTAAAACGATTAGAAGCAGTAATTACCGGCGAAGGATTTAAGAAGGTAATCCCCGGTCTGGATATCAACAGTTTACGCCTTACTACTGGTGCTATACTGGCCGCTGATAGTGGCAATCCCATGAGAGCATCATTGGAAACAAG